TAGCTCTACCATTAAATAAACCATATTCTCTGTAATATCTAGAAGTTTGTTTTTGTACATTTTTCATACTCTTACCTAATTCAGGTACAAATTTTCTACGAGCTGTTGAATAATCAAAAGTTGTTAAAAATTCATCAACATTATCAATAGCTTCACCTGTTACTGGATTTAATTTATTTTTTGTAACATAATTATTAATCATTTCCTTTTTTTTGTTTGTACTCCATAAAGATGCATCATCAATAGAATCTAATTTATTTATATTTTTTGTTAAAAATTTTAATTTTTGTGCAAATTTAATTCCTTTAGATAAAACTAATTCAGGAACTATTCTTTCTGTACCATCTATAAGACCTGATAATTGATTATATTCATTAGAACCTACGTCATAAAGTAATGATGCTTGATATCTACCAGATGAATAAGGTATTTGTATTCCTAATAATTCATTTTGTGTACGTACTCTTGATTGTTCATATTGTTCTGCAGCTTCAGGAGTGTATATAAATTGCCTACCAGCAAATGCTCTTATTTCATTTGGTCTAGTTATAGCATTCCAATGTATTTCACCATTAATATTTTTACCTGCAATAGGAACTCCGTTATCTTCATAAAAAGCTCTTGTAGAATCTTCAAGTGAATATCCACGTTGTACTAATTCTGCAACTATAGGACTATCTTCTGCAAATAAACTTTCTGCAACAAGTATGTTATCTCTATTATAATTAACAGGTTTACCTGCTTGTACTTGATTGTACATTTCTGCAACTATTGGAGTACCAGCTATTTTACGTGCTTCATTAGCATAACTTAACCATGCTTTAGTTTCTTCTAACCAATTTCCTTCATATCCTAAATCACTAACTTTAGTTTCTGCAAAATTAATTGGTACATATTGTTGAGACCATTCTTTAGTTTTACCTGTTTCCATATATCTATCTAAAGCATTTAATTGTTGTGCGTATCCTAAAATTCTTCCATTAAATAAAGCTCTATTGCCTGGTACTAACAAATTAGCTACAGGTATTGCCATACCTAATTTTTCTAAAGCATTAAGTTCTTGATATGCTTGATTACCTTCTTTTCTTATTAACTCACCAGTATCTTTATCTTTTACTAATGATGGTATTTCTATAGAACTTCTATAACTTGGTGAATATCTAACGAATAAATCAGACATAGCATTAAATGTTTCAGCAACCCAAACTAAAGATTGTGTTTTACCAAGAATAGGTGCAGATGGTGTTATATCAATAACACCAAAAGGTGTTTCTATTTCTCCACCTTCAGGGTCATAATTTTTTCCAAAAGCTATTTTCCCAACGCCATAAAGCATTGTTGACACCGCACCAGCTGTAACAACATCTAAAAAATTCATTGTCATGTTATCTGCATAATCTTTAGATTGATATTCTTGTTTTACTTCTTCATAATCATTTGCTAATTGTATTTGTTGTTCTTCAATGTATTTATCATTTAAATCAGAAATAGATTGTGAATCTAAAGGTAATTCTTCATCAGAAAATTGTGCTAAGTTGACTGTTATATCTAGTGGTAAGTTACTAAACATTTCATTAATTGTATAAAATCTATCTACAAATCTAGGATTTTGTTCTAAGTAATTATTTATTTGTGAAGATTTTGTTTGTTCAATACGAGCTATTTTTGCTAACTCTTGTTGTTTTATATATTCTGTACTCATTATATATTAAATGGTTTTTGAGTATTTCTTGTATTCCTTAATTGAGCTATTAATAAACTATTTTGATTTCTTTTTTCTAATTCATCTAACAAAATATCAATATCTTCTTTTAAAAACATATTGACATTTAAACCACCTTCAACCATTGTTCCTTCAGTTGGTGATTCAAATTTTCTATTTGTAGGTGCATCTATATTAATTTGTGGAAAATTACTTTGTTTTGGTAAACCACCAGTAGCAGCTACTCTACTTTCTTCTATTTTTCTACTACCATAATCTCCACCTGAAGCAACAACAGGAGCAGAAGGATTGCCGTCTGTTCTTTGACTATCTGCACCTATACCAGATATTGCATTTTTTGCAGTAGGTGTTGGTTTTCTATATCCGCCATTATTTCTTCTTCTATCTTTGGTCATTATAAAAATCCTTAGTTATAAAAATAATTATACCTTCAACTGGATATATAATGTTTTCTACACTTTCTGATAAAACATCTAATTCGTCTTGCATACCAAATTCGTCATACATCATATCCCAAAAAGCTACATCATATTCGTCTTGCATTATCCACCTAAAACTTCTGCTATAGAGGGCGGTTGGGCCTGTGGTGGCAGACCCTGTCCACCCAACATTTGTTGTTGAATCATTGCTTCTTGTTCTGGTGTCATTCCTGGTTCTTCAGGTGTGTAAAATTGTTTCATAACTTCAGTAATAGCATTAGGAGATTCGTATATAGCTATTGCAGCCATAGTAGCTGAAGGGTCTCCTTGTGCAGACCTAGATAATATAGAATCAAATAAAACACCTTCTGCTTTATTTTTACGTATACGTTCTTGTACTTTTTGTATATTTTCTAAACCATCAATATTATCTTGTAAAGTTTCTACATCAATAACACCAGCTTGTAATAATTGCAATCCAGTTACAATTTTTTGTGGTTCATCAAAACCAGCCATAACTCCGTATATACGTCTAGTTTTTAAATCTCCACCTATGTCTTTTAATGGCTGATAATTTTCAGCAAATGCAGAACCATTTAAATATCCTGCCATAGGTTTTTTTGTCACACCTGTTGTATATGCTAAGACTGTATCCATTTCTAATCTTTTAGCATCCATCTCAACAACTGCGTTTTTAATAATTTCTCTATATTCATTAATCATTAATGACATAGCACCATTAAGTTCTTGTAAACCAGCACCTGTTACAAACGAGTTAGGTGACTGCGCATCATCTGTAACAGGGTAACCACCAACAAGCCTGAGTTGTCTTTCTAATCTATCTATTTGTTGAAACAACTGATAGGGCATGTTATTTTGTGGTTTGCTGACCTGTGTACCTGGTGACAAATAGTTAACGGCAAATCTGCCTTTTCTATATTGTCCTGATTCTATTTCACCTGAAATGTTTGTTTCAGTAAATACAGCATCTTCCATAGCTATAGCTGACATAATATTTATTTTGGCCATCATACCCATAAGACCTATGACATGGTCATACTGTCCTTTGAGTTGGTCAAAAGAAACACGTTTCATAAATACAAAAGGTGGACTAGATAATACGTTAGGTATAAAGTCTAAAATTAATCTACGTTCAGGAAATACAATGTATGTACCACCTTGGTCATAGTATTCTACAACCCTTACACCTGCTCGTGTGTTATCTTCCCAGTCTTGTGAATTATTTGTGTCATAACTTAAAAAGTTTGTAGGCACAGGTGCAAAGTCTTTATCTGTATCATCATCGTCACCTTTTAATATTTCATTAGCAAACTCTGGATAAATCTGTGCAAGTTTATATCTAGGTATTCTTCTTATTACAGCTAGTTCTCTAGGTTGTTGGTCAGGACCAAAGTTGCCTGGAAATGTATCATAAGGGTCTCTGAGTTCTGCACTAGGATATACAAATCCATTATCATCTAATTTTGTAGATATTACCCAAGCACAATAACCATAACCAGGTAACCACCTAGATGCTTGTTGTAACTGTGAAGTTAAATTCTGTGTAGCATCATAAGAAGTTACAATACGTTCTAGTTTTTCTGCTTGAAACTTTGCTCTTTCAGATTCATTACCATTAAGAATATCTACACGAACTTGTGGTATTCCAGATATTTTTTGTGCAAGTCTATCTATACCTGATTGTAATAAGTTAGGTGCAGGTAATAAATCAGCATCATCTGCATCCATACTATTACCAAGTAAAGCAGCCATACCATCAGAGCCACCATTTAAAATAGCTTTAATTCTTGCTTTAGATATTTGACGTTCTTGTACAGCTTGTCCACCAACTAATTCAGCTGCAGAATCTATAACTTCATCGTATGTTTTTTTGTCTAAACTTTCTATCCCCATGGTGCTTCATTCATATCTGTTAACTTATAATCTCCATAACTAGGCTTGTAATCTGTTCCTACGTCTGCAAGCCGTTCTTTTTGCATACGCCTAAAAACTTTCATAGGAAACCAGCTTGCCATAACTATATCAGTTTTTTCCTTGTTTCGCTTAGAAACAGGTTTTCCATCAAAGTATAACAACTGTTGCCTATATTTTTGTATTTTAGCAGTACTTTCAGAATCTCCTGAAGGTAAATGTATTTTTCTATTTTCAAATAAATCTGCCATAGCACCTACACCATAAAGTGGGTCATGTTTGTTTTTACCTGTAAGATGTCCTTGTAATTGTATTCCACTACGTAGTGTAAATTCTTTTATATTATCATCTAAACGTATAGCAGTTTGAAATCCGTTTTCTTCTACTATCCAGTGTCTACAATCATACTTGTGTAACCAATCAGACATTTGGTCAAGTGCAGCTCTTACTCCGCCTCCTTGTCTATTTTCTAAATCTACTAAAAATAATTCACCTCTATAACTATCTATACCCCACAATACTGATGCCTGGAAACCAGATGACGCAGGGTCTAATCCAGCAACTAAATGTAAATTTTGATACACCTGACCCATAACTAAATCTGGTCTCATACATTGGTCAATCATATTCATTGTAAATATTTGTGTACCTTCTACATAAGTTTGGTTGTAATAAACCATTTCAAAAATTTGTCTACCACCTGTAGATTCTGCAGAACGTAACCTAGACATTAACCAAGGGTAACTACGTTTAGTAGGCCATAACATACATTCTGTATGTACTTCTTCTGTATGTTCTGGAAGTTCGCATTCTAATCTATGTGCTGATTCAACAATAGAAGTAAAGTTATCTGACTCTAAAAGATGGTTATATAAATCATCAGGATGTTGTCTTGAACCTATAACAACTACAGCTGTATGTTCCTCTTTACGACTAGATAATGTTGTTGTCCACCATTGTCTTGTAGATTCTCTTGCACCAGGTTGCATAGTTGTTTGATGGTCCTCAATGTCATCAGCAATAATTAAATCACAGTCTCTTGATAATATCTTTCCACCTTTACCTAC